AACTATTTAATCATTAAATAACCTCATAGGCTTCGCTGTGAGCCGCTTTTGCTATTGTTGAGTATAGTTGTAAGGGTTGACAAGCGAAAAGCCTATAGAGGTCAAATATCCTTTAATCTTCTGTTCATTTCATCCAGCTTGGCTCCGAAGTCATTATATGTGAGCTTTGAATACTTCACTATGTCTTCGAGGTAGCTGTTTGTCATAATCATCATGTTTCTAATCTCCAATACTGCGCCATTGGTTGAGATTCCGAGTGTAACGATGCTCTCCATCTGCGATATGGTGGTAGTCATGTTCTGAGCGATGGACTCTCCTGCAATCTGCAGGGCGGTGAAGCGACCATTCAGCTCGTCTGCGGTATCTTGCCCCATAGATGCCCATCCTCCGCTTGTTGCGGTCTGTGATGAGGATGAGGAACCTGTGTAGCCTGTCACCTTTGCCCACTCGTCACGTCTCTTCAAGCCTTCCTGGACAATATCATCGTAACGCTTGTAGAATGCATCTACATCATCCTTGGTTAGCTTTCCGTTTTTATCCTTCATAGCCTTTGCCCAATCATCGTAGAGTTTCTTTAAATCTCCATTGATAAGGTCTTCCATACTGAATGAGAGAAGGGATTTCTGCATCTCTTCAGCAAAATCGTTAGCCATATCTTTTACAATATCGCTACCATCCTTCTTCATATCCATAAGGTCCGTCAAGAAACCATCTCTCATTCCGCTGAAGGAAATCTGAGTAAGGTTCTCCTTGAACTGCTCTGACAACTCTTCCAGCTTGCCTGCTTGGTCTATGTAGTCATTCAGCTTCTCCGTCAGACGTCCACCATAGTTACCCTTTCCTGTGTTCTCGATATGCTCCCAGATGGCAACGTTGCCACGGAGGAGCTTCATTTCCTCTGGGCTGAGGGAGAAGAGGTCGCCATTGAAATCTGATTTGACGTTCTTCTTGATCCAGTCCATCTCGTCACTACCGAAGCCGCCCCAATAAGCGTTCCATGAGTGGTGCGAACCATGATAGCTTGCCTGTGCCTTTGCGATGTCGAGGTAGTTCTGATTGGTCTCCTGCTGATTCTTATAGGCTTGCTCGTAGTATGAGGTTGCCTTTGAGCCAAAGGAGTTTTCCATTGCATCAGTCAAATCCTCGATGGATTGCTGCAAGAGGGTATTTCTGTCCGTCAGTCTTTCGATGGTATCATTGACCTTCTTTGCATTTCCATCTCCACCGAACAGACTATTAAAGCCACCGAATGAAAGCGTGTTGAGGATATGAGAAACGTTGTTCCCGATACTCTTCAATGGCTTCATAACGATGTCACCCGATAAAGCATCATCGAGGATGCCCGTTACTGCGCCAAAGACCGTGTCCATGAGGTTGCTGATGAGTGTTCCGAAGCCATCTTTCAGAATATCGAGGATGCCGAGTATTGCGGAGATTATTTCACCTGCCATACCGCTATCCCCTAAAGCTTTCGTCAGAGATTTGGCTGCGTCACTATCTTTACCGAGCAACCCTTGGATGCCCTTTGCTAGAGTGTTGGCAACGTCCTTCTGCATAGAGTCACCGAAAAGCTTGTCAAGCCCTAGAATGGAGTTTCCTATGCCTTTGAGCGACCCCGATGTAAGACCCTGCAAGCCATTTTCAAGCTGCTGGAACTGAGAAACTGCCTTCTGTGCAGATGTCTGCAAGTCTGATGATGCCTTCTGAACTGATGAACCGAACTCCAAAACGTTGTTAGATGCGGTAGCGAGTACGCCCTGCGCTCTAGAGAGGTTGCTTTCAGCCTTACTGATGCTATCCTTGTTACCGCCCTTCTTAGCCTTAGCGAGGTCTTCCTGCGCCTTGGTGACAGCTTTCGTGGCTTCAATCTCTCGCTCTTGTGCGTCAATATAGCCCTGCATTGCTGACTGATAGGAGTTGATATCGTCAGAGACTTTCTTGAAGATGTCACTATCCCAGATGGTGGCAGAGCCTTGTAGCTTGGAGATAAGTTCCTGTATGGTCTTCTGCTCATTAACATCTGTGGTGCTCTTGGAGAGCTCTTGCAGCTTCTCAATGGTAGGCTCCAGTTGGTCCTTGAACATAGCTCCGAAGTCTCCGAAGATGCTTCCCCAATCGATGTTCTGTCTGATGGCATTTATCTCGATGGTTTGGAGGTCCTTCTTTCTCTGATGCTGAAGAGAGAGCTTTTCGCCTTCCGTCTGAGCTTTGGCAATCTTCTCCTCGTACTCCTCGGCAATGGCTTGCTTCTGCTGATAGAGTGAGCCATACTCCTTCAAGTAGTCACGCATAGAGGTGAGGGCTTCCCTGTTGACCTCATCAAGCTTCTTGTTATACTCTTGGGTAGCGAGGTCTCTTGCCTTATTGAGGGCATTGGACTGAGCAGAGGTAAGGGTTACTTTCTTGCCAGCTTCCTTGTTTTTCTTCTTGAACTCTGCTTCCTGCTTGTCAATCTCGGCTTTGCGCTTGGCATAGTCGTTCTTGATTTCAGCAAGCTTCTTCTCCGTGCCTTCCTGCATGAGGGAGATAGTTTCATCTGTATTTTTCTGCTCCAAAGTCTTCAAGCGGTTGTTTAAATCCTCTTGGGCTTTGATAGTCTTGTTTTCTTCCTTGATGCGAGTCCTGCGTGCCGTTGCTGCTGCCTTCGCTACCTTCCCGCTTACGTCACCACCTAGCTTAGAGTAGGCATCCTTGGCTGCTTTCAAGTTTTGGGTGGCGGTTTCGTACTGAGTGGCGGTGTATTTGCTCTTATTTCTCTCCATAGCAGCAACCTTCTTCTTGGCTTCGTTGTATTCACGCTGCGCCTTGTTGTAAGCTTGCTGGTAGGATTCCGTAGAACCTGTGTTAGCCAACGCTTGTGCTCTTTTTTTTGCTTGGTTGAGGGATTGTTTGGCGGTGTTCCATTGAGCCCTAAAAATCAAAGGTATTGTCGTTGCGCCAGTGACAGCCCAATTCCTCTTCATCGCTAAGAGGTTGTTCAGAACCTTTGTTTTCTCAGACTCCTGCATACGGAGATTCAGATCAGCAGGATTCTTCTTAATGTCTTCACGAAGACCGGCTATCTCTTTCTGAGCCTTATTGATAAACGCATCCAATCTACTCTCACCTGTGGCGTAGTTGATGGTTTCGTTGGCAGCTTGCCAATCGTTAGCAAGAGTGATTGCTTCGTCATAGAAGTCAAAGATTTCTTGACGTACACTTTCGTTCTCCTGTGCTTCTTGCAAGCGAACTTCGATAGGCTTTGCATTCTCGGCTGCTTGGTCTCGAAGTTGGATGATGTTGGAAAGCTTTTCTTCTGCTTGGTCAAGGTCTTCTTTGGCTTGGTTTATCTGTGATGAGATAGCGATGCTACCTTGACCGCCATTGGCTGCGTCTGCTCTGAGTTGCATTTGAAGCTCCTCAACCTTCTTTCGGTACTTCTCAACTTCCTCAACTGCCTTGTCGTACTTCAACTCATCCATGCTCTCGGCAACTTCCTTCTGCGTCTTAGCAAAATCGGCAGATGCTAGTTGAGCTTGTGAGTATTGCTCTGTTAACTGAGGTGCGAGGTTGGAGAGTTTTTGGTAAGCTTCTGCCTTATCGTATTCTGTAGCTGTCTCAGACTGAATTGTTCTGATAAGGCTTTCGATATTCTGCTGACGTTCCTTGACCTTGCTGTCAAACTCATCCCATGCTTCATTGGATTTCCTTACTGCCGTTTCATGTGCTGTTTCTGCGGTAGCAAGCTTATATACGGCATAGGTTACTGCTGCGATGGTGGCAGCTATCCAAAAAAGAGGACTTGAGAACATAGAAGCATTCCATGCGTCCTGTGCCCTTTTGCAGAGAAGGGTGACCTGTGCCCATATTCCTTTGGCTGCGGTGTCTCTTGCGGTTGCTGCGGTATTCAAACCTTGGGATGCGGTGTTAGCCGCATTGGCTGCTGTATTTGCTTCTGTGGCTGCGGTTGCAGCAGTTTCTCTAGCCGTTTGGAGTTGCTTTGCGATGGCGTTCCTTTCGTTAACGGCAGTGTTGAGTTTGATTTCTGCTGTCTCTACCTTCTGCCCATCTGTATAGGATTCCATGGCATCGTAAGCATCTTGGAGTGATTGAACTTCGTTGTCCTGCATAGCAAGTTTGTTCTCCAATGCCTTCACTTCCTCTGCGGCTGCGGTGGCTGCATCTGCCTTTGCTTTTGCCTGCGCCTGTAGTTCGGCAACGTAAGCCGCGACCTCTTCACGCTTAGATGCTACCAGCTCTGCCTGTGCTGCTGATAATTGACCTTTGGCTACTGCTTCTTCAAGGTCTGTCTTCTTTGCTTCTTCCTTCATAGGGAGCAAAGATTCAAGAGCTGACAACTCTGCTGCATATCCTGCATTTGTTGTTGCTGTGTCAAAGGCTGCTATACTAACTGCCATTGCCTTATAAAGACCGATGGCAGATGCGGCTGCAAGGATAACCTCACCTATCTCCTTCCAATGGTCGATAACCTTAGATGTGATATCCAAAGCATCATTCATCAAGCCTTCCGTCTGAGTGCCTAGGTCATTGATAGCCATTTCGATGGAATCTTGAATATTGCTTATCTGACCAGTAATAGAGTGAGATTGCTTTTCCATCAATCCACCGAACTTGCCGCCTTCATTGGTAAGACTTTCGATAGCCTTCTTGACTTCGGGGAAACCGACCTTACCTGCTGTCACTAATTCTGAAACCTTATCCTTGGTAACTCCGAACTGCTTAGAAAGTTCCTCTGTCAAAGGAATACCGCGACCTGTAAATTGCATCAAGTCTCTTGTGAACAATCGACCTTGCACCATCGTGGTACCATAGAGCCATGTGAGGTCCTGCAAGTTCAATCCCAATCCTGCTGATACGTCACCGAGCCTTCTCATGGTATCGGTAATCTCGTTGGCTGCAAATCCGTATGCAAGGAGCTGCTTTGCGCCATTTACCACACCCTTCATGTCAAAAGGAGTAGTAGCAGCAAGGTTGGCGAGGTCCGAAATCATTCCCTTTGCCTTCTGTCCACTACCGAGCATGGTTTCAAAGGCAATCTCAAACTGCTGAAACTCTCCTCGGACAGTACCCAGTGTGCTGATGATTTCCTTTGCCGTGAACCCAGCAAAAGCTACCGATGCAACAGACTTGATGCGATTGAAAACATTCTCAATGCTCTGACCCTGCTGCTCGACTACTCTTGCTGTCTGTGACACCCCATCCTGCACCCCTCGAAAGGCTTTCAGTACGGATGAATTATCGCCTGTTATGTCAAACTTGATACTTGCCATTTTTTTTATTCTGTCAATTACGTAAAGGTGCACCTCCTCAGCCAAACCTTTATTCTTTACTTTTTGTGTTGGAGGTTAAATTGGATTCTCTTCGCTCTGTCTGATCAGCTCCATGATGTCCTCTTTGTTATCTCCGCTGAAGACCTTCTCTGTTGCTGATGGAATGTGAGCCTTCTTTCTTTCCTCATCGGATAGATAGATGGAAGTTATCTTATCCTTCATCATAAGCGTGAGGTTGTTGTATGATATTTCCCACAGAACATAGTCAAGGGTCCATTTATATCTCTCGCAAGCTGCGTCAATGAGAGAGCCCCAAATGGTTCTGCCACCAAAGATATACTGATTACTGGAGTCTTTGGCTTTGTTTATCTTCTCCATGCGCTCTGCTTCCTTGTCTATCCCACATTCCGTGATGATGTCGTGAAGCTTGTTGTCTGAGAGTATGGTGATGAGAAGGGTAGCTATATCATCGTTATCACAGAACTTGAAGATGATGTTTTCCCTTGCCTTCAATATGCGTGAACTGAGCATATCGGATTTCTTCTGAAGGGTGTGGTAGGCTATTAGCTTACAACAGAGACTTCGATTATCATCTACTACACGGAGTGCTTCAATGAGTGGATTCAGCTTTAAGTTATCATCTTTGATACCTAGCTGCTTAACCAATGGAGCAGTCAAATACATCTTGCCTAAAGTCTGAGGGTAGATAAACAAATGCCTTCTACCTACCTGTATGCCTATAGGTGTATCTGTTAACACCATGGCTATCTTTGTGCCAATTTCGATGTCATTCTTCATAAGCCAATAAAATTTGTTAGCACCCAAGGCAGGACTCGAACCTGCGTCTTTCAACCAGCATTTTAAAGACCAACTGGATTTCATGCGACGGACTTTGGTCTCGCTCTAACCAACTGAGCTACTTGGGTAGGTTGCCGACTGATAACCCTCAATCGGCTGAAGGGTGAGAAGAAATCAACATATTTACTTATACTTCACCTTCGACCTGTCCGTTTGTTGGAACGGTTACTTCTATTTCTGTGTCTGTAGCACCTGCAGGATGCTTGAATTTAAGAACGTATTCGTCTGTCTTTCCCTTAGCCTTCTTGGCTGTAATGATGCGCCAACGGAACTGACAATATACGGTCTCACCCTTCTTGTTGGTGGTCTTTGCTACCTCGTCACCCTCTGGCACAAGAGCCTTGTGTGTGTACTGCATCAAAGCACCATCCGAAGAAGAATATGACTCCTCCACGCTTACGGTTGACTTGCCGATATAGCATCCAGGGTTCTCTGCATCTTCCGGCTGAACAGCGATAGCAAAGTTTCCTTCGATAAGTCCATCTATGGTAGGGAAAGGCTGAGGTAAGCCCTTCTTGATGAACTCTTGATAAACGAGTTCGTAGGTAGACTTAGCTATCTTGGAATCGACAACACCGCCACCTTCCTCCTTAGCTTCTGTTGTATCACCCTTTGTAGGGTTCAACTGAGTAGTGTCCTCTTTTGGAGTATCAAGCATCTTCCAGTTGTTGTTTGCATCACTAAGGTCACGAACATATATGGATGGTTTTCCCCATGTTATTACTGACATAATCTTAATCGTTTATAGTTTGGTACAATAATTTGTTATTAATGATGTGCTCACTTGTGCCCTCGCAAGCTATTACCCTCTGTTCACTCATAGACAAGCGGAAATCCGATCCATGAACTGCTTCGAAGGTAGAGAAAGAGAGTTGACATAACTCACGGAGCCTTGCCGTGTTCTCTTCCTTTCGGGTATTGCCTTTCTCTGTTATAGCTTGGTCTTGAACATAGATGTTTACATTCACGAAAGCTTCTTGGATTTGCGAAGTTCTGTTTGCTAGAATGGAGATACAAATATCTTCCTTACCAGTCCTACCAGTGCCATAATATGGTCTTCCTCGCTTGCAAAGACTACCTGTTACAGCAGTCTTTAATTTAGAAGAAGAGATAATGTTGTACACATCATCCTTAATATCAATATCCGATTTCATAGCTTTATCTGATTGATTCTACTTACGGCTTTATCCACAGCTAGCTTTAGTTTACCATCAATGACGGAACGAGCCCATAACTCTGTGGATGCAAGCACATCTTTATTTTCTTTAGCTTCTACAAAGTCTGCATAGTTCATAGCCGCGACTACTACCAATGCGTAAACCTGTGAGTATTCCTTTGCTAGGTCAGCTATCATTTGTCTTCCTTCTTGTGAACCATTAGAACCATTACCTATGGAAGTAAAGGCTGATTCTACTTGTTTCCTTCCGTAGTCAAAGATGGCATAACCAATGGAACTTCGTAGGTTTCCTGTATGGTCTATCCAACTTTCCTCTGCCGAGCGGTCTCTTATCCTTGCATTACATTCTTCTCCTAGCTTGGCATAAGCAGTAAGGATTTCTTGCTTTATTATCGCCATAGCGGACTGAAAAAAGTTATCGAGCGCAGACTGAGAGGTTGAGAGTTTTATACCCATATTTTACATTGCAGTTGATAACGATGAAAGCCGAGTACGACAAATTCCTTCACTTCGTTTCCGAAGAGCTTGACACGGATTTTGTCTCCGTACTCGAAATCTCGGCATGCTCTAGGAAGGTTGTAGATGGTGTAGGAATAGTTCTTTGCAGAACCATCTGGGATAGTGATAACGTTTGCCTTACCAGCAGGAACAATATCACACTTACAATAGTTCTCCACCCATTCTTCTGAGCCTTGAACATAGTCTCCGTTATCGTCTTCATACCCATCGGTTACATGTAGGTAATCTAGGGTATGAGCAGCGAAATCCAATACAGCCATATCTTAACCTCCTATATAAACCATCGGTTGCCCCAGTGCAGGGGATTCACCGATGGTTTTGTATAAAGCATTTATTCGTACTAGCAGCCTTTCCTTATCCTTGTCAGATAGTGTTCCTATGCTCTTGTCTGACTCGGATAAGCTTACAGCTTGTATGAGAGAGTACAGACAATCAGCAAGCGCACCTTTCCATTCCTTGGACTGAGCGACCTCGAATGTATATTCATCATCACCATTAAGCTGACGTTCTATCATCTTATTCTCCACAAATCCTAAAGGGATAGGGTAGTGGATTTCATCAATCAATGCTTGCTTTATTGTCTTCATTTCAATTCAAATTTAAACCTCTGGAGTGAGTTTAGAGAGAACTTCGGCTTCCTCCTCATCGCTGAGTGAGTTGAGAGCCTTAATCAGAGTATCATCGGTTGAGTTAGCCTTCACATTGGCACCAACAGCCTTCAAAGCAGCGATGAGGTCAGCCTTCTTATACCTCTTACCCTTGTAAGTTGTATACTGGTCGGAAGTATCGGCAGTCTCGGCTTCCGTATCAACCTCCTCAGACTTAGTAGTGAGCATATAAATCTGATCTACGTCCTCGATTACTGGCAAGCAGATAGCCTGTCCTGCGGTAACCTCCTGCAATGATGGCTCATTCTTGGAGTACTTAGAGATAAGCTTGTAGCTGTCAACGTTAGAATACTGAACACCTGGTACTCTGTTGGTGTCCTCTGCAAGTGTACCCCAAACGAAAGAGCCTACGTTGGTGTTACAGATGAAGATGATGTTATTCTCATTCCATGGCTTAACTGATTTTGGCTTTCCGTTCTTCTCGATAATCACGGTTCGGTTGATAACCTTGATGGCTGCACCGAACTCATCCTCGAATGCTTCCGAGAAAGCTGACTCCGATGGCGTCTTGAGCTTGGTATTTTCGGTATAAGTCTTACCCTCGTAGTCGGCAACAAGCTCTTTTGCCCATTGCTCCTTGCGGATTTTCTTAATCTGCGTCTTAGCGAGCATAACCTGTATGATGGTATTGTTATCGGCATTTGCCTTGTCGAAGATTTTCTCGAAATCATCACGGGTAGTAACACCATTGGTTTCCGTTTTGAAGCAGTTTGCCTTAAAATATCCATAGTCAACACGGATAGCCTTACCCGTATTGTCTGCATCTTCAACGGCAATAATACCATTAGAGAGACCTGCCAAGAAGTTCATTTCATTACGCTCTTCGAGACCGACAGAGCAAGCGACACCATCATTCATGAGCTTGTTGATGATACGAGCCTTTGCAGTTTTAGCAGCCTGTTGTGTTGATGTAGCCTGCTCAACCAAGCCTTGCGCCTGGAATGAATTGGCTCTCGCTACAATGTTCTCATACTGAGCCTTCATGATGTTGATGTTGTTGATATCAGACTCGAAAAGAATCTTCTTCATCGCAATCTTTGGCAACTTACCATTAGAGGTTGCGATTTGACCACGCTTCTTCAAAGGAATGTCCGAATCCATCTCAACGATGTCGGCAGCTACGTATGTGGTCTTAGCTGATGAACCTTCCCACTTCTGATCGGGAGAATACACATCGGTAAGCATCTCCTTATAGAGGTAGGTACGCTCCTTCGGATTCTCCTTCTCCTTAACATACAAGCTAAGTTTAGGGAAGATAGCTCGGATAAACTGAATAAAAAGTGATTCGTTCATATAAACAATCTTTTAAGTTAAAAACTAGAACACAACTTAGTCATGCTCAAAAATAAGACTTGGGAGAGCAGTCTTGATGGCAGTTCTCTGAGTTTCGTCCTTGAACTGATAAGGCATTGCCACATCATTCACGCGACCATTATCCATAATGGCAACCGCTTCACCCTTCATGCGTGAGCGAACGACAACACCAGCAAATTCTGCTTCGCTAGCCTTGTCTTTGTACTTACCGCCTTCGGTTTCAAGTGGAGAATACTCATAAACATCATCAACCTTCTTGCGGACAATGATGTGACCTGCCTGAATAACCTCATCCTTGAAGTTTTCGTAGTTGAGTGCTCTACCGCCTGTGATACCACCGAGATACTGACGGATAACCACAGCATCCTTACCCATGTCGTAGCCTTTGGTTTTTGGCTTGTAGTCTTCTGCTACCATAATCTAATAATTTATTAGTGAAACAATAGATGATTACATCTTAGCCAGCTCCTTGACTTCATCATCAGACATTAACTTATCTTCCTCCTTTGGCTGAGGTTTGGTATCGGGAGCAGGGATTCGTCCAAGCTTTTCAAGACCCTTTTCAAGTCTTTCCTTGTTCTCTTCCTCAATATCTTCCTTCAACTCATCGAGGTAGTCTTCAAACTCCTCTTCGTTCTCAAACTTCATGTGAGAGAAAGATTTAAGCCGACGCTCTCCGAACTTACCTGTGTCCTTCAGCAGTTCCCTTACCTTTGCGGTACGGCTGCTTGTGGTATTGCCAGATTTCAATGCAGTTACATCACCTTGGAGTGTAGCAACAGCCTTAGTAAGTTCCTTGATTGCGTTGAGGGTAGCGGAGTCATCATCATCGCTATCCTTCTTGCCCTTCTTGCCCTTCCGTGACGGACTTCTACGTGCTGGACCGTCATCATCATCTGGATCGTCATCTGGATCATCGTCATCATCGGGTGCAGGATGAGCGTTTTTGTACTCTGAGACTTGGCGGTCTGCTGCGGACTGAGTTAACTGGAGTAACGGCAAGACATCATCAATTGCGTCACTAATACCTTCACTAACTTCTTCGTCAGTAGCATCATCTTTGAGTTGAAGTTTGTTGGCAACATTGGCAGCAACACCCTTTAACTCCTTACGACTGAACCCCAATGCCTTAATGTCTCGATTGGTTTTCAGTGCTTCAAGAACTTTTCTGTAATACTTGTTCATTGCTTGTTGAGTTATATTTAACAAAAAATGGTCTGCGAGCGAAATGCAGGCAGACCAAACGTAGAACTCGGTGTAAGAGCAATGTTACGAAAAGTTCTGTCACGTGCATCTTCACACGCTTTTATGGGTGCAAATATACGAAATATTATTTAAACAACAAATAGTTTTAGCGAAAAAGTGAGAAATTATTTTCATTTCAATAAACAAGGGAGAACTTCACAGCCCTCCCTTGGTAGATAAGATGCAACAAAAATGCACTTAAATGTGCAAAATATCTTCTGTGTTCAAGTTAGATTCTTTTGGTATATAATTATAGGTTTGTGGTATTTTTTCGGCTTAGAACTTATAATTTTCCTCTATCGTGGTAAGAGTAATACTGATCTGACTTACTACTGATGATAACATGGTCCATAAAGTACAATCTCATAATTTCACAAGCCTTATTTATCTTGTATGTCAATTCATCGTCAGACCTTGAAGGGAAACAGTTAGAACTAGGGTGATTGTGAACCAATGCTATAGTGACGGCATTGCAAGAAATAGCTTCTTTGCACACAACTCTTACATCTACAAGAGTTTCTGATATTCCACCTTGCGATAATCGAACCATTTTGATTAACTTGAAGTGGTTATCCATACAGAACAGATAAGATTCTTCTATTTCTAAATCTTTGACGTATGGTAAAATATAGTTATAGATGTCGAGGGAACTACCCAAATCTGTAAGTTCTTGCGACTTCTCCTTCATAAGTCTTCTGCCAAGTTCGAATGCAGCGAGTATAGCGGTAGCCTTCTTTTCACCTATTCCTTTGATAGATGTAAGCTCCTGCAGTGTTCTCTTGCTTGCCTTTCTGAGGGAATGACTACCATCAAAGATTTTTCTTATCGGTTCATTACCCTGTGTCATGGTGTCTATGCCGATAATTGAAGCAATAAGGTTCTCGTTACTTAGATTTTCTACCCCATATTCCTTTGCGTATGATGTGATAGAATCGTACTTGATAGTTCTTGAATTATCCTTCATAAGATACCTCCTCTATGTCTTTTGAATAATTGAACACAACATCAAAACTGAAACCTAATTCAGTAATGAGGTAGAAATGAATATCTTCCCAGTCCCAACTTGAAGGAATGCCTTTTATCTTTTTAGACTTTTCGGCATCCATTGCTATGATAACGTTCTCTTCCATTGCTCTATCTTATTTTTAAAAGTTCATAACTTTCGTTTCATACACTATGAATCCTATCTGATCCACCACAATCAGTTTTAGATGATTTCCTCCTGGTCCATTTATATCACCATCATTCAATCCGATTTCCTCTAACGTTTCCTTGATGGCAGTTTGGTAATCTCCTATACCTTGAATTAATAAGCATAGGTCTGGTCTTTCATCAAGAAACTGGTGGAAACCATACAGACTATATGAGCCTTTTTTGATGAGTGAGAAGAAATCTTTCCATTCATCACCACTAACCTGCGTGGTTACGGATTTAAGCTCTTCTATTGTTGTGCAGTTGTTTTCCATACGATTTCATTTAGCGTGAAACAATGAAGTCATTATCCGTAAAGGTCTGATCCTTATATTTTTCGAACAACTCTCGATCGCTGATACAATCATTAGCATATGCTAACTCTCTGAATGAAAGTTTGTACCCAAACTTATCTTTCAACATTTCGATTTTGAGTTCTTCTTTCTGAAGGTCCGATAATTCATATACTGTCATATTCATTTCCTCCTATTAAACATTGATATCCAACAATTCAAATTTTATTCCTTTTTCGGTTTTCTTAGTCACCCATTTAGCTGTAACCACGCCACCTTTCCATGCTTTTATGAGTGGGAGAACCTTACACTCCCCTACATTTATAATCTGTGTAATATACTCGCAAGCACCTTCAAAAGTGTCGAATGCGTGAAGTAAAACCGTATATCTATCTGATTCTGTGTAAACGTTCATTGCTCTTATCTCCTATACTTTAAACCAATTCATAGCTTTCTGTATTCTCGTTGTATGCTACGACTCCTTTCTGCTGTAAATTACAAAGTGCAGTGTTGAAGTTGTAGATACTAAACTCTGCATCTGTAGCTTCAATCAAGCACCCTTCTTGGTAGCCGAACTTGACCTTTTTCAAAGCCTTTGTAATTCGTTTCTCTAACGCTTCTACTGTGTAAACTTTAACCTTTTTCATTGCTCTTATCTTTTAATTGTTATTTTTATTTTGATAGTGCAAAGGTAGTCATTTTTTAGCATTTGACCAAATTTTAACCGCATTATTTTTCTTGATTAACTTTATGTAACTTATTGAAAATCAAAGTGTTAAATAAAACCTATTTCCCTCTGTATTGGGCTAATTCCGAAAAATGGTATAAGGATATGGAGAAGAAAATAGAACAGCTTAGAAAGGCTTATGTAAAGTATTTAACCTTTCTTTAACTTAACTAATGTTACCGAAAATTACAGGACGCTAATTTGACAAGAAAAACGCAAAAACTACTTTTAACATGGTGTTACGGAGTGTTAATACTGAAAAATGCACTCTAACCTCACGGTCGGAGTGCACTAAGAGCAATGAAACGTTAAAAGAAACGTTTCGGCTGCAAAGTTACAAAACTTTTCTGTATCTTGCAAATTTATACTATACTATTTAATAATTGCAAATCATTGTCTCTATCGTAGTCGTATGGATAGAAGGTGTTGGCAAGGGCATCCATCTTGTCGGGAGAACGTTTCAGACGCTTCTTGATTTCGTCTTTTGGTTCCATGATGATTGAACCATCTGACTGAAACAGCCAATGCACTTCGCACAATTCTTGATCCAACTCATCGTCAGGTGGGAGTGCTGCAAAGAATCCATTCTTTGGGTTGAGCCAGTCACGTATACACCAAAACAAATAAGCCCTCATGTTAGCGAAAGAGTAGCAGCCTGTCACATCATGCTTATTTCTCACGCCTTCCGAGAACTTGCAAGAGAATGCAGTTAAATACTTTTGCTCTATGAGTCTTGAATAAACTCCAGCACCTTCTCCTATGGTATCAATGAAGGCTTTATTCTTGGAACTCAAACTTAGGTAGTGTGCGACTTGACCTGCAACTGCCATGTGTTCCGCATGACCACCCGAATTATGACACTTGATTTCTGAAACGTAGTTTCCTTGTCGTGGAACATAGCAAGACCTATCTCGCCCCATACCTGCGACATCGACACCTAAGCGTATTGGCTTATGGGTGATAAAGCCACTATCTTTAAGTTCCTTCCATCTTCTATGGGCAATCTCGCACCATTCGTATGGAATGAGGGTATCTTCGGACACCTTCGGAAACATACCGAGAACCTTAACACGAAAAAGGTCATTTGGAGTGTAATATCCACCTTCCCACACAAAATCACCACGACCTTCATCAAACTCAGACTTTCTGATCTTCTGTGCCCATGCTGAGACCTTATCGGCTACCCATTCATAGTCAACTTGTCCAGGGATAATATTTTTCTTGCTTACTACGTTCTCTGCGTTGAGGGATGATAATCTAAACTTCTTGAATCGGGGAGACTTCATGGAGTTGGCTGCATACCCTGTAGTAACGTTTGGGTTGAATACCAATAGCAATCGAGAGTTACCTTGCAGGTTACCCTCGATTGCATTATAGATGGTGTCAGAGATACCGGATGCTTCTGTTACGATGAACATGGTGTTTACAGCATGGAATCCCGACCATGCCTCTGTGTTGTCGGCAGAAGACTTGAAACCTGTCAGATACCATTCCTCATAATCAGTTCTTATACCATCTGACAGAAAACGACCAGGCAGAAAGCCTGCCTTTTTGTATAGACGTGCAACTTCTGGTATCATGATGTTTGTTACCTGTCTTCCTGTTGGTGCTGTAAGGGCAATCTTGGTGTTCTTTTCCAAACTGCCATCCTTGCCGAAGCGAGGAGTGAGGTATAGAAAACATAAAGCGGCTACGGCAGCGATGAAGTCCTTACCCCTTGCAGTTCCACTGGCTACCGTTGTCATTTTGTTCTTCTGAACAGAACGCAATATAGCCTTTTGCTCTTCGTCAAGGCGAGCCTTCAAGACTTCCTTGGCAAAGAGACACCAATCATTGCGCCATGCAATCATTTTTTTTATTGCTTTCTGTTCTGACATACTATATTATATAACTTGTCCTATTTCTTTTTGGATTTTCCCTTGTATAATTCTTGCAGTTTCTTATAGTCCTCACTGCTGTTAACAGAAATTCCTTCGTACTTTTTGACATGTGAATATATATCTGCCAACTTTCTTTCTAAATTGTTAGGAGAGACCGAAATTCTTCCAAGCTCTTTTATATACCCAGAAGATTTTCCTCCTTTTCCATTTGGAGTTACTAGCTTAACGTGGGATATTTCACTTGCTTTAGGATTCATATAGTCATAATGCAAATCAAAACGCATAGAAGTGTTGCTATTTTTTATTTTTACTTCATATACGTCTTCAGCGACCATTTTATACCCAGCTGACATTAGCGATTTTTGAACTTTGATGTCATCTTTGTTATATTCAGACCATGTTCCTCCCCATATCGGCTTCTGTTTTTTAATATCTATCTCCTTTTTAGCACCACCTCCTATTGGGGTTGTGGAAAGCGTTCTTGTGGCAGCAGCTTCAGTTGCCCCCACACTTCGTGTGCCATTAGTTCTTTTTCCCATATTACTATCATTTTAATGTTAAAACTATTTATATATTAAATAACTGGTGTAAAGATAGTCATTTATTTTGAATTAACAAAACTATAACTTCCTAATACTTAGATATTTATCTTAGATTAACTTTGACTCTAACAGAATCTGAGGATTTTTAAGATATTTTCCAAAATCCTTTACTTGCGTATCGTACAAAGTCTTCTTAAATTCCTCATACTTAGCCTTTGCCTCAGAATCAAGAAAGCCGATGGTGTCCTTCATCTTCTCGAAGGCTTTTAGCTTATTCTTGATGATGATGATAGGAGTGATGTACACCGCCTTATTCTCATGACACCATTGCTCAATGACGTTACCACCACCATATACCACAAATCTGAATGGTTTGCCATTAGCAGTGTATTGGGCTATCTGATATTCAAATTGTAGCTCATTTAGACGGTCTGTACAGCCACGTGTCGCAAAGGATTGGTAACCTTTAGGGACACCCATCAAATTCAGCTTATAGAACTTTGGAGCCACATTTAAGTCAACAAATACACCAATCCCCTTTTCCTGCATAGCTCTCGCAAGAAAGCGTTTCTTGTAGATAGCCTGCATACCAAAAGCTATTGGAGTGTCATTCGATAGACTAAAGTTTTGCTCGATGATACTGCCAGGGTTGTACTTCAAAATCTTCTCTGGCTTCTCATAGATTGACCGGAATCTATAATCATCAGTATAGAAGTGGAGTGTTCCCCTGCCATTCATATTCGTTGTTCTTGCCTGCTCACCAAAGCAATAGAATGGGATTTCTATGTACTTGGGTTGAACATCAGACAACAAACATGGTATCTCCAACTCATTGTCCGTTGGAAACAAACAGTCTGGTATATACAATTCTCTATTTTCCATAATTATCCTTCTTCATCATCTGGAAGCTCTTTCATTAACTTCTCGAATGGGTTTTCTACTAATCTGTTATCTACTTGCTCGACATAGCCACGCTTCTTGCCCTTAGTTTTCAGAAGGAAGATGATTGCAGTTAGATTACCTTCGTTCACCTTTTCAACTAACTTGCTTTCAGTAAAGTCAAGAATGCCTTCATCTATATCATCCAACATCTTGGCTAACTTTTCATCCTCTTTTCGCCAGTTATATAAGGCTTGGCGTGTAATGCCCAAAGCTACTGCCGTAGCAGCCATATTGCCGCCCTTCTTTTCGTAAGCAGCGGCAATCTTTTTTAATTCTGTTCTTCTTACCTTTGCCATAATCAACCTTTCTAACTTGCAGATGCTATGACTGCTTTCAAAGCATCTATATACGACATATTCTTACACAACAAAAGTGATTTCGAAAGATGGTCTAATGGTCCAAGTCCAGGAAGTAGATTGATATCTATAGGATAATATCTACCATCTATTCCCTTGCGAAAATCAATTCTTGCGTGAGATTTCAATCCTAAGTAAAAGAATATAGTTCCTGCCAAATTCATTAACCTGTCATCATTCATTGCAGAACAGCATTCCTTAAAACCAACTTTGCAATCTCGTGTTTGGATGCCATTTGTTTCATCGCAATCAATAGAAATCGAACACATAAGTAAATATTTATGGTTATTAATGCAGGTTACCGTGCAATCAGATCCAGCAATATACTCCTCAACAATACTTTCCATTCCAAACTCTTCTTTAAGGTATTTCACCTGTTCCATTACCTCTTTTGGGGTACGACAGATGCTTTTATCCGATATACCAAAACTATCACTTCCATATCTAGGTTTAACAAAATATGTCTTACCTTCTTGTAATGATGATAAATGATATTGTTTCGGTGCTCTAATACCGCAACTACAAAGGAAACGGAAGACCTTTTCCTTATCCTTTACCAATTCGTATTTAGAGAAATCCTCTGCTGTTGTTTTTACACCTTTTGCTCGGATAGTCTTGATAAGAGATTCGCTTGCGGTTCTAAGTAATGCCACATCTTCCTTTTGTAAGAAGTCTAGCTTATCGTTTTCATCTACAACAGCTAGTTTGACATTATCTTTTCCTAAGGCTTCTCTATAATATTTGAAGACGGAAGAAATTCCATAGTTCTCCATCTCTTCTTTACTTGTTATGCTCCAAATCATTTTCTTTTTCTCCTTCCTTTATTTCGATTAAACGTTCACTCGCTAGCTCTAGCAACTTGGCAAATGTGATGCTTGGAGATTTAATGCCAAACTCCTTACCTATGTCCTGTTGAATCTTAAGCAGGGTCTTCTCGTTATCTTCTTCGGAAGCTAAAACGAGAGCATCGCTTTTGCGTGCTTGCTCACGAATGTCTCCATACAATGTGTCCAGACTAGCAAATGAACTAGGGTAGAGGATGATGGTGAATACGAAATTCTCCTGCATGGCATATACATCTATACCCTCTGTGCTTATTGGCTTAATCTCGTCAATGTTCACATGAGCAAACTTCTTGAAGTCGATAGATTGAATTGATGCAAACAACTTCTTCAAGATGCTAACATTAGCTTCATCATGAAGGGAGTTGTGAGATAATTCAATAGCAATAGCTTCATCATTTGTAATCTCGCTTTCTTCTACATATAAGATGCCTAGCATTTTATAGTGCAGTTTCTTGCATGCCCTCAAACGATGATTACCGCTGATCATGATGTATCTACCATTATCCTTCTTGATACAGGTAGGCACACTACTCAATCCAGACTTAGCAATGTTGTCTGTCAGTTGGGCGAAGTCTTCACCCGACATTTCATTTGCATTGATTTCTACCTCATCTATGAGGTTTATATCAACTTTTGCGTATTTCCATCTATCTTCATTTTCCATTCTTCAACGATTTTTGATATTTCTCAATGATTTCTTTATTCGTAGGGTATATCCCAAGTATTCCTTCGTAAGCAAGATAAGATGATGTGCAGTGTTCCTTCACTTTCTTGTACACGCCACGATATTTCATGCTCACTGGCTTATGGGTATAAGCGCAGGAGATAACCTTCTCGCAAAGCTTGTGCATTCTTCTGCTCAAATACCTTTGAACACCAACGGACTGAATGCAATACAATATGAGTTTACTCAATCGAGGGATAGCATTATTCGTACAAAAGTCCGTCAACTGAAACAAATCATACCCATTGTGCTGAGGTAGCGTAAAGCCAAATCCACCTAGAGTATATTTATCGTATTTTACCGCAAAAGCATACGTGCATACGCTACATTGGTCCACCTTCTTGATATACTTCTTTTGTAAACAATGAAGGAGAGAAGCATCTACTCGTTCAATCTTTAGCTTATTTGCGTCTGTAATCTCCAAATCATCTGGAGGAACAATCTCGTTGCATTCGATTCTGTATGAAGAATATGAGGTGCTTGCATTATTTTGTGCAGTTGGCTTATTGCAATAGAGGAACCTTCCTGCAGACCGTCTTTCACCACTTGAATTATTCCACATAGCTATCTTATGCAGGTTTCTCAGATAAGGGCTGTTGCTGAAATAGTAGAAATAACTATCACTCGGAATACTTTCCACAAGATTATAGTAGTCGTTCCTTGCAACAGAAAAATCTGATTTCAAGTCACTATTTTCAGAAATGAGTTTGAATGCTCTCTTCTGCTTCTTCTCTATTCTTCCGTAATTAAAGAAGATTACCTTCTTATTCTTGATGGCTTCTTCTAGTGTTCCAACATGGAAATCACATGTAGTGAGCAATCTCATCAATCGCTCATTTGCCTCCTCGGTTTTCTCGATTGATTCCCTTGCCTTAATTTTCAATGCTTCGAATACAGCACTATTTCTTGCCGATTCACTCATGAAATACTTTTGCAGTTTCACGGCATAAAGAGCTAGCGCAAGCTGTCTTGATGGTGTAGGATTATTATAGTCCTCCAACCATGCAAGCTTATCCTTATATGTTAGTGATGTTTTACCATTTGCCAACATATAGAGCAGATAGCAGTAAGCATCTTGACAATATATAGATACTTCCACCTTATCAAGGAAGAATAACTCATAGTAATACATAAAGCCATTTACTATGCAGATTTCCTTGTGTCCGTTATCTTTTACAGCATCATATAGAGCAGAAACCATTTCAGAATTGTATGGCAAAGGCATAGTCATAAAAGCTTCTATTGCGCTATATGGATTACCTTGATATAGGAGTGGGCATAACTCATCTGGAGTATCATATTTAAGCCCCGTAACCTCACAAAATTGCTTGTAAGATGTTATAGATTGATAATCTTCCAATTCGTGGCTTATAGCGTAATAGAATATGCGATATGCAGAATACACACAATTCATGGCACGATAGAAATCATCAGTTGCATGAAACGTTCTAAATTCTATCGTCTTCGTCTTGAAATATGCAGAAATATTCACTGCATGACGAATGAATCCCTTCTTAGACTGATTAGTGAAGAGAGTTTGTAAATCATCAAACGTCTGTGCATTTTTTACTCCTTCGAAATATTTTTCTGTAGGAATAGGTTTGGCATTGAAGATGTTTTCATCCCAATCTGAAATTTTGGCATATCTTTTAAAATATGGATAGCAGACATAAAAGAATAGATATACTTTCTTTAGCTGATCGACAGACAAATCTCCTACGTATATGTGAACATGAGTATCAATGCTCCACTTTATCTTTCCACCTGCAGCAACCATTGATTCATATACAGAACGGAGGTCATGCAGCTCTTTTAGGCAGCAAAGATGTAGTGGAGGGGTATTCACCTCTCCACCAAACTGCTTATTGCTTGAACAATCGGTATTATCAATGCTCTCTTCCTTGCTCCAGGAGTAACCTTCGGGCAAAGTTACCTTCGCCCTTTCAAGATTGCACATTTCGATTTCAATACCAAATGTTCTGTTTCTTATGTCGCTATCTACATTCATGAAGCATATCTATTTCGTTTTCAATACCTAATTTATGAATAGTTCTTCCTGTCTTTCGGAAGTCAATACCTAAAGCTACACTTGCAAGTGTAATGAGGGATGATGTAACTGGAAGCTCTACGCCTATATGGTTGGCAATACTTTCCATCAGTACCAATCCCTCGGAAACGTCTTCTGTGATGTAACGTGAGTGAACAGATGTTGGGCTGATGGCTCTATCACTAGATTCTGAGTAACGATGCAAACTCTCTATTGGGGCTGACATATTGAAACCTCCTGCTTCAAATACGCTTGTTTTGAAAAAGCCCAAGTTTTTTAAGACTTTCATCTTTTCTTCGTCAAGTCTCATCAATAGATTGATAGTGGAGTCATTTCCTCTTGCGTATGCTTCACGATACATACAGAAATTTCCCTTTGAATATTCTATTCTCGGAATACTCATAATTGAACCTACCGTATGCAACACCATATTTGGATTGAGTAATGCAGATTCAAGCACGCAATATTTTCCTATAAAACCTTTGCTAATTTTATGCAGTTTCTCCATGCAGGTATCATGATTAGAAAAGCATGATACAGGAATAACTTCATGCCTATAGCCAACACGAAAAACAACTTCGTTTGGTTTATCATTCAACTCTACTCGTCCTTCCAAATATGGACCTGTTGCTTCTACTAACATTGGTAGTTTTCTGCAATGTTTCTCAAAATAGAAGGAGGATGCGTAACTACACACGCATACAACAATCTGATCCTTGTGAAGGTATTGATGTATACGTTCTACTAGACACTCATAGAAGTTACTCTGAATAGTACAAAATATAACTTCTGCTTCTGCAACCTTGCTGAGGTCTTTAGAAACCTCTTTGATTGCAGTTTCTGTATAAGTTGATTTCTCTTTAAGAAAAACCCTTTTGCCGTTCTTGATAAGTCTATCAAAGGCATCTGATTTGTATGAAGATGTCTTGAGGAGTGTGACTTCATGACCTTTAATAGAGAGGTCTGCGGCAAAAGCTACTCCTACGTTGCCCGTTCCTATAACTGCTATTTTCATGCTCTTTTATTTTAATTCTACAAAAATAGAGCGGCTAGAGGGACTCGAACCTTCGACCTTCACATTGGGAATGTGACGCTCTGACAGGCTGAGCTATACCCGCAAAAGAGCGGAGAGTTGGAACCGCACCAACGACCTCAGTGATGGTATCACTGCGCTCTACTAACTGAGCTATCTCCGCTTACAATAACAATATTCTATACACACAAAAATGCTCGTCTTTCCGAGCCGCCAACCCTAGTGGGTATTCCGATGGAAGGAGGAATGCCTAAAACAAACTTTGCTCCGAGTAAACAGGATTCTTGGAAATTCCAAATTCCTCGACCTGTACTTCCAACTTTTCATTCAGCCATTTTGCCACTAGGTGGCGATGGCAAAACTCATCTGGCTTTTCGAAGCAACATAGAGCTACATCTTTTCCATTTGCCATTTTCTCTATTGCAGCGAGAAATGCTTTTGGGTCCCGATGAGCCAATATCTCAGAATTGAAACGTTGCACGTAATCTTCTTCCGATTTGGAGTTGTGAAGAATGTCCCATGATGGTGACACGTACTTGTTTGATAATCCTGTAAACCATTTCGGAGGATAGAGGGCAATGCCGATCATCATGATACCAGCTTTTGCTAACTTAGCTCCGTTTGAGAAGTATGATGTATAAATCTTCATTTCTTTTGTAACTTTTTGCAAAGATAGATAAAATTATTTAATCAACAAATAGTTTCTTGAAAAAAGTGAGAAATTATTTTCAAGCGTACATTTTCTTAAGAAACTTCTTTAGATATTCGTTATTAATATCCTTTAGTGGAGTAGGGGAGAATGAGGTATCTCGCTCTACTGTTAAGCCTAACTTTGTTGTTAGCCCCTGCAACTCGGTTAAGCTTGTGTAGCCGTACTCGCCTTCACCACTTCCGTTGATAGTGATTCCGTAGGCGATATTGTTCTCTAGGTCAGCTTCCAATATGAACCAAGACCATGCACCAATACAAAGGAAGGACTTTGCTTGACAGATGGCTTCTTCCTTTTTGCCATCCTGTGAGTATAGAGGATATTTTTCCAGTCTCTTCTTAATTTCTTTCGTAATCAGTTTCATTGCTCTTATCTTTTAAATTGTTATTATTTATTTTTGTTAGTGCAAAGGTAATCATTTTTTGGCAAATGACCAAATGATTTGGGCAGAAAATACTTTTTGCTAACTTAGTTTAACTTATTGTTATTCAGATACTTAGCGTTTAGTATAGTTACCGCATCTACTATCATCTGACTAGCATCAATTCCTAATGATTGATAGAAAGCACCATGTCCGCAAAGTGATTCGTATGCAATTCGCATGGTTCTACGTTCATCCCTTGTGAAATCATACTTAAAAGTAGAAAAGATGGAGAGTGCTCCTTTCAAATCTCCATCTTTTAGCTTTTGCACACCTTGTGCAGTTTTACTCAGCTTCATAAGGCTCAATCTTTCTTGTTGTGAAATCGTCTGCGGTCAAGATGATTTCTGACCCATTAACCATTTCTTCGACTTTATCGCATGCGTCACTGCCATTGATGGCATCAACCTCCACTACCTTTTGCAGGTATTCGGTTACTTGCACTTTAACCTTGTGGATGGCAGCTTTCTCTAGTTCCTCTATTCGAAGATTGAACACTTCTAGGAGTTCTTTGATTTCCTTTTCGATTTCCTCGAAATCAATGATGATATCCTTCAAGCGTTTAGGTGCTCCGTTTATTCCATGACCTTCTTCGTCACACCAGTTTAAAGCTTCACCATCTGGATCGAAGTTCTCATAGTAGTTGGAGAGATGCGCCAAAAAACCATTCGGGTCATTGTTTGGCATTTCGATTGACATATTGAAATCTTTACCTGCAGGAGAATAACGCTGAAAACATACATCAACAAGTTTGTTGTCGTGGTCTAAGAAATCTACTGTCCAACCCTTGTTTTGTCCAATGCTGATAATCAAATCTAATAACTTCTGTTCCATTGCTCTAACATTTAAATGTCGTTATAATGAAGACCTTCACCCTCCACTAGTTCGTGGTCTTCGTTTTCAACTAATTCTGAGAGGGATAACCAGCATCCACGATAAAGAGCCTTTTTGAGGTCTTGATAACGTGCTTCTGCTACTTTCTTATCGGTGATGAGGGATTCTTTAAGTTGGTCCTCTGTGTAGAGATACCATATCAATTTGTATATCTTCATAATCGTATATTTTATGGTTCTACTATATATTCGTTAAGGGTATGCTGTTCTAGCATAAACTCGTAACCTACATTGTTTAGCTGACTTTGCTTTTGATACCCGAGTTCATTAATTTGAGTATCTGTAGCATTAAACTTCCTTGCTGCTTTCATGCAATTTGGAAGGTTGCCAATAAAGAGCAATTCCTTGCTGTCTGTTGATAGGTGCTCATCTGTTCTGTATAAGAAATAAACCTGCAATTTCATATCATTTCGTATTTACATGTATAAATCCGCGTATCTCTTATTTACTCTACCAATAAGTCGCATGGCTTTTCTTAGCAATTTGACCTCTTTTTCTGATAGAAGGCTTTTAGGTGATGTTACAAAACTACCTAAAAGTTGCTCTAATTCTATTCTGTCTTTATAACTCATCCTATTCCTTTCTTTGAAATCTATAATTTGGGCATTCCCTTTTATTAGCCATCACAAGCAGGACAGGGAATAACAGACCATGCTTGCAACCATTACCATATTTGTCGGCTGCTTCGCAAGTTTTACAGCCATAATACTCGTTGATGTTGAATGCGCTCATAACTAAATCTCCATTGCCACTTCAATTCCTTTCTTTGGATTCTTAGTAGCTCTGTCTAGGCAAACCTTTCCATTGAACACACCCTTGACGATAGCATAGAACTCGGTGGTCTTCTCGCCATCTTTTTGTGCAGTTGGTATTTTGCCAATCCTTTCACAGACTATTCCGTTTTTAGTAAGGATGGTGTTTGTGACCATTTCTCCGTAGTAAGACTGCTCTGTGCGCTGTTGAACGACTTTACCGACTACCTTGACTTGCATACCTTTCTTGATGGCATCAATACCACCTTTTAAGCTATCCTCGTAGTTCTTCACCAGGAAGAAAGCATAAACGAACTGCTCCGAGAATGTGTAGTAGTCTTTTGCTACTTTCTGCATTTCAACCTCGAATTGCGATTTAGGCTCTTTAGATAGAGCGAAATCGCAGACCTTTGTAATGTATGAGGAGTCAACCGTAAACTTCTTAGAATCTCTTATTTCCTCTAATTTGGCGATTGTTTCTGATGGGTAATAGTGACCATTTGCGTAATAGCCTTTCTTGTAAACAGGGCACTCGTCATACTGAGCCTTACACATGGCGATCATGTCATTCTTCAAGATGGCATCCGTATATCTACTATCCTTATGACCACCCCAAATTGGGATAAGGTCTCCATAGTCATCATCGGTGGAATATCTGATGGTGTGGTCGTAGGTCTCATAAAGTTTGCGTGTAAAGTCTGAGAGGAAGTCAATGTATTTCAATCCGAACTTTTTTATGCACTCGCAACCTACTTGCAGTTCATCGCCAGTTTGCGTATTCTCGATTACGTATGCGTTGTTACACCAATGACCACATAGGTCGCATTTGCCGTAATCAGCTCCATGCTCCTTAATCTTGAATACCAACTCCTTGGTTGTATCAGCAGGAGTAAAGGCTCCATTCTTATATGTGGCTAGCAATCTCCAATTACTTTCGTCTGGCATATTGATGGTGAGGTCACAGATGTCATGCCAATACTTACCAATGATGGTTTGACAATCTTCTACTACCGCATGACGGAATAACTTTTTTCGTGGGTTACTAATGGTGTAGTCGAAACCTTCTACATTGCGCTTTGTCTTCTCAGCGAACTTCTTAAATGCGTCAACTGACTCTGATGGAATAAACGTTTTTATCGTATTCATTGCTCTTATCGTATTGAGGTAGGGTGGTTAGCCCTACCATTTCCTTCTTATGCGACTTTCAAATATTTGCGTAAATCAACCAATACTGATGCTACGCTTACAAAGTATGGAATGCCATTTCTTTCTTGCTGCATGTGGATTCCGATGCTTTCTAGTACAGCTTTTTCACTTTTGCTGTAGAAGTTATCGGCTAGCGTACCAAACTCGTTTTTGCCGTATAGCTTGTTCAGTATATCGAATAGCTGCTCCTTCTTCATTTGCTCCTTCAACTTGGTTGCTCGCTCTTCTCTAGCTCTTGAAACTCTTTTGAAGTTCATCTTCTCCCAAAGAATGCAGAAAGCATCCTTATCTAGGTCGCTTGCCATATATACATTCTCGATGGAAGCATATTCGGTAGCATTGACCGACATTCCTACTCGCTGCTCAAATTCTTGCTGTGTCATTGCTCTTATGTTTTAGTCTAATAAACAATTATTTCTTATCTTCGCCTCAATTTCATCCATTGTATAGACTTTGTTGTCTGTAGAAATAACAAATGTACCATCTTCTTGTGGAAGAAATGAGTATAGGTAATTACCATAATATGTAACAGAAAGTATTGGATATCTATCAATATAAGTAAATCTTATCTCTATAGTGATGTTGCCATCTGCCTCTTTTACCAATACCATGAGTTTTTGCAAAAGCTCATAGCATTTATTAAAAGCTTTTTCGTAATCTTCAAATCGTCTCATTGCTCTTATCTTTTAATTGTTATTTTTATTTTTGATAGTGCAAAGGTAGTCATTTTTTAGCATTTGACCAAATTTTAACCGCATTATTTTCAGGTACTTACAATAGTTTAACTTATAAACTTCTTTATAGCCTGTTTGCTAACTTTTGCTAACTTTTTAATCGGACGTATTGTCGTTTGGGAAACTTTTACTATCTTTGCAGCATGAATATACAAGAATATCTAGAACAATGCTCTGTTAAGTCCGTGGACGAGCTTACAGACGAACAGGTTGTGAACTACTACAAAGGACCAGATATTTATATCGGTCAAAAGTGTGCTGTTCTGAGTGCTATTAGAGATTGCGGTTACAAAGGCGTAAGTAAGAATCTGATCATGGCATCTGTACGAAAAGCTTTGAAGACAGGTCAAGATTTCAAACTTTATTACGTAGATAACGAATCGGCTGATGGACCTCTTAATAACAAAACAGGATGGGTAGTAGAACCTTAATTCTACTACCTATCTTTTTGTTGGTGAGTTAGCATTATAAAACTTCTTATATAGTGCCATAGCTTCATTATAAAACCTTGGTAATGCCATCTTGAAGTACTTGTTGTGTGACCAATGATTTTCACTTAGATGAGCTATAATCTCTGACAAACATGAGAACTCACTATTAGCAAAATAGTCCCAATCGTGCCCAAATACATCAATTCTAGCCTTATCTTTGCTTATGGCTTGCAGAGTATCTGTTATAGCTCCAAATAGCTCATCCATATCTTTCTTTGGGTCACCATACTTGTATTTTACCTCCCAATATTTCCCTTCAATCTTCCATCTTGTCTTTCCTGCACTATCTTGATAGAAATTAGATGGTTGATTATAATCATCATAGAATTTCTTGAACAGGTCTTTGAAGTCTTTGCTGTTTTCCCAATTACCTTGCAATGCGGCTTTAGCGTGTCCGTATTCGTGATATTGGAGTCCCTTACGATACCATTCCGATTTTGCGAATCTTTCCTTATGTCCATCGAAATCTATTCTAACATGTTTATACTTGCTCCAATAATAGGCTTTATTTCCGCTAAGGTTGATACAAGGAACAAACTTGTCAAAGCTGTCATAAAACTCTTTATTTCCGAGCCATTTGGTCGGACTTAGCCCAATACCTCTAAAGCCTTCCACGATGGTATGAGGTGTATTGAAGGATAGCTTATCTAAGCCATACGCAATCAAATCTTGATCCGAAGACAGCTTGTAGATGTTGTACGCACCCTCTATCTCACGATAAACCCTTTCATAACCTCGGACATCAATCCTTGCAGTTTCTATAGTCTTGATGTAATCATTGAAGCGAGGAATCCATCTTGTAGGAATGATACTCAAATCTGCTGTTCTCAATTCGTTCAGATGGGTAGCAGCTTCCATGACCTCCTTCAAGCCGTTATGATACTCGTCAAGAAAGACCTCATAAGCCTTGCCCCAGCCTTCTGTTATGCGAGCCGATTCTACTCTTATCCAAGAATTGACGTTATCAATGTTTGGACCATACAGATTTTGCATGAGCTTCTTTCCTGCCATAACTGCTTCCTTGTCGTCTAATGCAGTCTCCAATTCCCAATCATCGAAATCATCTATTAGCTTCTTAGGCTTCAACGGAATAGAACGAAGGTCTTGCAGTTCCCTACGAGCTTCATCATAGGTAGCCTTCAACTTTGGTTTTATCTTGCTCACTGGTTCAAATTGTGTAGGAGTAATATTTGCAAACTTCTTGGTTATTCCAACCCTCCAATCACCGAAATCATAGCTATAATCAAACTTAGCCAGATAACTTTTCTTTATCCTGCCGAAAGACTCTACAGCTTGACGAACCTTGTCATCATACTTGTCGAACATATCTGACAAAACAGAACGTTCACTATCAGTCATCATTCCAAAACTCTCTTTAAATTGATGTGTAGTGAGGAATTTTTCAAAGCTTGATATATCAACTTCATAGGCTTTAGCATTTCTCCTTAATGTTGCTATGTCAGAATTATCTACATCTATGTTGTATTTCAACAAGTCTCTGTTCTTCCAAGCAAGCTTTATGGCTTTTTCGTCTCTGTCAGCATGGCGGTACTCAGCCGCGTCCTCAACAGACAGGTGCCAATACTTTCTGTTATCCTTCAAAAAGTATGGAAGTGTTTCTGCTTGCCCGATTCGACTGCGGTTATTGCGTACCCAGTCATTAAAGTTCTTTGGGGTGCGAGAAATCATAGCTGACTTCTGAATGGAAGGAGAACCATAGTACTCTTCATCGCTCATCACAATAGGTACAACATAACACATGCAGTTAGGATGCCAACCTAGAAAGACAAAGTCTTTTGGGTATATTCCCAACAAATCATCACAGATGTCTGATGCAGGGTGGCGTTTACTCAACTTAATCTCATAACCCAAGATGAAGTCAAATTGTTGCCAACGTGTCTGCTCTGCCTTTCTGTAAGCCATGTTTATCTCGGTTCTTGCCAGACGTATGGAAGCGTATTGGCAATTCGCGCATGTGGCAGCTTTTCCGAACTTTTCTGTATAATCAGCCTTTAATGAAGGGTAGTCTATCAGATACTTGCTGATTCGCTTACTGAGAACAACCGCAGACTGCCCTCTTTCTATTGCAGTTGATATGGTATGCTCCAGCTCCTTTTTCAAGGCTTGTGACTGATACCATAGCTTCTGAGAGAGATTTAACCCCTTATCAACCCTATTCTGAAAAGCCTTCAAAGCATCTGAATTAGGTTGGAAATACCGGTTGTACTTATCTCCGCCCTTCTCAAAATCATAAGCACGAAGTACCTTTCTTGCAAGTAGGTCCTGCATGATGTTACTTTCTTTCCACTCATTTGTGGTACCTGCATAGATGAGGTTATTCATCTGTGCAGCATAACTGGTCATGATGCCATTGATGGTTTGTTTCAGTTCTGGATAGTCCTCAAACAAGAACTCCGCAGAACCATCATAACCGACACCATCTATAGCAGTAGCAACTTGGCTAGCGATTCTATCATAAATGCTCTGAACTTGTGCCACGTAGTTAACTAAGCGTCTGTTCAGAGCATCGTATGCTTTCTTTTGATTGGGGATATTTGGTCTCATTTATTTCGGCTTATAATGTTCGTTTACACATTCCCTTTGATAGAGGATAGCAAACTCCTCGTAAGGGCAAGTGCCCAACGTTGGATCTCCCGTAACACTAAGATTACGTGGATTGGAAACGTGGGCACATAATTTGCAGAACTGAGGTTCTTTTGGAATAGGCTTAACCTTCTTCTTTGGAGACATAGCAATTAACCTTTACCTCTATAATCGTCTTACCATCCTTCTGATATACTCTCTGCTTCATGATCTTGGATTCGATAGTATTGAGTACATCTTTCTTTGCCTGTGCGAGAGTTTCCTTTATTATCTCACGCAAAGCTTCTCTCATGGACTTGACATGATGGTCTCGCTTGTAGTGGCGAATGTAATTCTTGTCTATACTATAAGCCTTGGCACATACCTTTGGCTCTAGGATTTCTTTCTGTTCAAAGACAGTTACACTGATAGGGTAGAGTCTTCTAGCTAACTTGAATAGCCAAATTGCGATTTTCTTCTTCATAACTTGTGCAGTTTATTGCGTTTATATTGTTTGTTCACCCATAGCAAAAGCTGACTGCTGTACTGCTGCCGCATTAAGTTCATCCTGTCGAATATCCTCCATTGTCTGCTGAGGGTCTTGAGACTGCCCAAGCTTAATGATGGATTCAAGCTGACTTTCTACCGGCTTACCACCATTAGCCTTTTGTCTGATTGTGATGTCGTAGCTCTCATCCTTTGGTATGTAAGGAGTGATGATGTGGTCGCAGGTGACGTTATCTATCTCCTTTTCCCATTTTGGATTCATGACCTTCAAGAATGCCTTAATTACATTGAACTCTCTCTCAAAGAACTCCTTGAAAGCGCCCGATTCCATGCGAACTTTCAGATGTGCATCTGTGAGCAATGTCTGTCTTGCATCGTAGCCGATATTACCAAGAGATTTCATATTCTCAAAGCTAATATCTGGCATTTGAGAAAGCATCCAGTACAATCCGAGGAGGGTTTTATTCTGACCGCTAACAGCTTCTTGCGACTGGTTCCATGATACGTATGAAATATCGCCATCATTCTCGACTCTCCATATACGCAAACTTTCTCCCTTTTTCTCCTGTCCGACTATGCCACCCTTGACTTTTGCGATTGGTGCAGCGTTATATGCAATCACGTTGCTATTGCGACTGACATTATACTCAAATTCACTTCGGATATTATCAAGCCCCTCGTATATGGCATGAGGTCGAGACAGGTATGCTCCAGGAATCTTGCGGATGATGATTTCCTCACCACTCTTAGTGTTCCCATCCTCATCAACTTGTGCAGTTACTTCCTCCCACATTTCACCAAGGTTACTTTTCTTCCAAATGAAATGATAGTTTTCTGTAAAGGTTTCGAAGAATGTTACCGTCTCTTTATCGGAAACGGTCTTATCATACTCAAACGACATAGCTTGCATATCATCATACTCATCAATGATAGGGTACAATCTTACTCCATCCATAGGTGAAAATGTTTTGCACTTCAACTTGTAGTTTGATTCAAAACCATATAGAGAGTTATGCTTCCTAACAGAATACCAGATGGTGAAGATTTCACAGCTTGCGAAATAGGCTAGTCCACGTTTGTAGTTCATGTTGTCAATATGAGCACTATCGTAAATTTTTTCTAATGCCTTTTGGATTTCCTTCTGAATATCATTTTCTGGAGTGTTGTACTTTCTCTTAACTGGTATAGAGAATGTAAATTCTGTTATTCTGTTTGTGAGCAGCTTTTCAAGGGCAACCGCTATACGGGATGATTTTTCACCATTGTCTTTATCACGAAGGCTTATAGTATCTGTCATTACCTTATGGCTTGCTGGCTCATATAAACTCAAAAGATAACTCCACAAAGGGACCATTACAGTCCTTCTGCGTAGCTCTTCTATCTTTTGGCTTATAGTATCAGTTTTCTTGAGTATTTCTTCGATGTTCATATCTTTACTACTTTTGGTGCAAAGATACTAAAAATATTTAATCAACAAATAGATTTAACCAAGAAATTGCATATTTATTTTCGCTTATAGAGCCTTTTTATGTTTTTGATGATAATGAATAAAGGCGATACAAGCAAATCCGCTTATACCGCCTTAGATAGAGCAATAAAATATCTTATGCAGGCATTAGTAATTGCGCCTTTTCTTTGTTCACGATTTCTAATACCATTTTAGCTGCCTTGTTTACGTCTGTCAAAACAGAAACGATGAACTTTGGTTGCTTTTTAAGCTTGCTGATCCAACCATCTAGGTAAGCAGCGTTATTATCTAAAATGCGACTGCTAAAGCCTAGGACGTTTCCGATAAGAGCTGCTCCAAGCTCTACAACCAACTCTTCTCTTGCATAGTCCTTTTCTCCTTTCTCATTCTCAAACCCTCTATTCAATCTAGACTTGTGCCCTGTTGAGTGAACCATTTCATGTATAAGGGTTGAGTAGTACTCCTGTCCGTCCTCGAATATCTCCTGCGATGTATTGCCCTTCTTGAACTGACTTTTAAGTGGTGTTGTAATATCATCTACCCCAACTCTGTAGAAAGCTCTACTTGAATACTTGTCGTAGCGGATAGGGCAGAGCCACTTCTGATAAAGAAGCATATCATCAATTTTCTCGTTGACGTACATACCAGCCGTGTCTGTCGGCAACTCATTCTTATCTTTGAGACTGAACTTCTCCTTCAACTTCTGCATCGTCTTAGGTGCTATCTCTTCGAGGTTGGTTTGACTGAGGTTGAACACATTGTAGCTCTTCAAGAAAGGCTGGACTTTGCAGTCTAGTTGGGCTGATCGAGTCATTCCGTTGTAGCTGTCTTCTGTTATTTTGTTTCCATTCTTGTCTTTGTACTGAATGGACCAAAACAGAACAGGGAAGCTTTTCTCTCCTTTGTTCACACTAGCTCCTAATGCCTTTATCTGATTGAAGGTAGCAAAGATAGGATATTTGAATCTTTCTTCGTCCATCATGCAGAGGAACAGGAAGAATGAGTTCATTCCATTATATTCACGCCCTCCAAGGTTCACTGGGTTACCACCATAAGATGTAGTGAACCAACCCATCTTCCAATCTCCTGCCTTCATCTTTTGCATTCGTGAAATCATCATTTCAGCGAAATGCTCTAAAACGTTGTCTGTCTTCATTGCTCTTACTTTTTATATGCAGTTATTATAACTTCTTGCCATACATTCTTGCTATCTCATCGTAGATATATGCTCCGCTTGTATGAGGACTGCCAAACAACCCAAGAATGCGGTTATCTACAGTGATGCTGTTTGTCTTGACGACAACTCCGTTTTTGATGTGGTCGCAATAAACTTCATTGCCGATATGGTAAAGTTCCATCTTGCGATTATAGCAATCTGTTTCAATGTACTCCTTACTCATGGCGACCTCCTTTCTTTTGAAGTTGCACCCATGCGTGATACATTTTATTGAAGTTATCTAACTTCTGAAGGATTTCATCCTTGCTTAAATATGAGCCAATTAAATCGGTGTAAAAAATGCTACAATCACCATTGAACATAGTGATGTCGATGAATCTTTGGCTAATACTTACAGTTATGGTATTGTGATGTATTCTGCTAACCTTTACCAATACAGCATTAACTGCTTTCTTAAAGTGAATGTTTGTTCTGTCTAACATTTCATTGCTCTTATTGTGACTAGTTGGTTGGACCAGTCGTTACCTTTTTATCCAATTATATATTCGAAGTTCTTGTATCTACCATCATTACGTCTTTCTCTAGCTAGACATAAAGCATGTTGGTAATCAAAAGCTCCATACTTAGTATTTTCCTTTCCTGTACGTTTGTTGATGTAGGTAAAGTTTACCTTCTGATCCTTTTTATCTCCGTACATGTAGTCGTATTCATGAAGGAGTATTTCTTCGCTAACGTAAGTCTTTGCCTCAACCTGTCTCATTTCTGTGTTTGGTTATAATTATCTAAAACGTTACTCCGAAGCCTTCGTTGTTGTAGTACTTAGCGAGCAAACAACCAAAGCTATCATAGTAGTAAGTGATTCCGTTTTTCTCTTCGGTGTAATCACCAGGTTCCTTATACTCGTTCATGTAGCTGTCGAACTCATCGAATGTGACGAAAGCCTGTCCTCTATCATTGAAATCTAATGCTGTCATGATTACTTAACGTTTAAGAATTTAGAAACCTTACTAACAATTCCCTTTGCTGTTGAACATGTCGAAGGGGTTTCAACAGCCACACTCTTGCCATCCTCCCAATAGGTAATCTGGATTCTCAACTTGTTACCATAGAAGCAGTTAACTACATGCGCTCTAAGATTACCCTTACGAGTGTCACCTTCGAAATAGTTATAACCTCTATCAAAATCACTTGTAACTGCTGCTACAACCTCAGCTTTGTTTGATACGTTTACTGTCTGTTTCATTGCTCTTATCTTTTAAATTGTTATTTTATTTTTGATAGTGCAAAGGTAATCATTTTTTTGCAAATGACCAAATTTTAACCGCATTATTTTTCTTGATTAACTTTATATAACTTATCGATTACTAGAGTGTTAAATAAAACCTATTTTCCTCTGTATAAGGCTAATTCCGAAAAATGGTATAAGGATATGGGGAAGAAAATAGAACAGCTTAGAAAGGCTTATGTAAAGTATTTAACTTTTCTTTAACTTAACTAATGTTACCAAAAACTACAGGAAGCTAATTTGACAAAAGATAGTCAAAAATGCCTTTTAACATGGTGTTACGGAGTGTTAATTAGGTGGTTTGTCACCTTTTCTTGTTAGCAACTTCCTTAATTCTCGCACCTCATTCCTCAAATCAGCGTTTTCTTTTCTGAGCTGCGAAATGAGGTGCTTATATGATAGCTCTGTTGTCTTGTCCATATCACTTAAACTTAATGATGAAAAACTCATGATTCAACCACTTGCCTGGGCAAAGACCTTTCTTCGGCTTGCCGATGGTTATACTCTCAATCTCCTTTTCTACCTTTGGGCTATCGTCATAGTAGCCGTTCTTGAAGAGAACGTGAGTGAATGGTACGAACTTCATTGTACCATTATTCAGTTTCTCCTTGATAGTATTGGTGTCTATAAGCATCTCAAATGTCTTACCGATATGAAGCTTATCGTACTTATCGAAATCTTTGAATTCCTCATCCTTGATAAGGAGAAGGCGACTCATCCAATATCCCTTAATCTCCCTATACTCTTCTGTCTTTTCGCCAGCTACAATCATATCGAACCACTGCTTGCTGACGGTGAGGGTCAATACTTTCTTCTTTGCTTCGGATAAATACTTATCCATAGCCTTAATTAATCTTTCCATGACTATTCCTCTTTACTCGCCTGATCACCAAGAATATCCTTGATTTTCTTTTCGATGAACTCATCAGAAGTGAGTTTCTTAATAAGTTCATCTATATCAGGTAACTCTGCATCAACTCCGACTTCCTGATTTTTGGAGGAAACATATTCCTTTAGTGCTTTCATCCAAGAACTATTAGCCATGTCTGCCAACGAATCTTTTTTGCTCTCGTAGGCTTTCTTTAACTCTCCGTTATCACGGAAATATCTGAGCACTTCCGTCAATGCAACAATGAAGTTCTTGTCTATCATCGGGTTGCTCTTCGCCTCTTCCAGTTTAAGCATCAGGAAGAGTAATGATGAATGTAAATCTGTTTTGTTCATAACTATTCCTCTCTTCTATGATTTTTGATATGTAATGCTAAAGCGCAAAACGACAACAATAGCACTAATAATTGTCCTGCTTCCATATTACTAAATCCTCTAACTCTTTTTTAATATTGTCTAGCCACACAAGAATAGCATCAATACTAACATAATTAGCATGCTTTTCTTGACACTTTCTTAAAAGATTCTTCTTTTCAATGATTTCATTAATCGCAGTTACCTTACTCATTGTTTATCCTCTTTTGTATTACACGTTGCTTGGTCTCCTTCATAGTAAGGAGCACCAACTTTAGGTAATACATAAGTATTCCTATTGCAGGAACATTGCATTACCCAAGGTGCGTTTACCTTTCCGCATCTAGGGCATATCCATCCTTCTTGTGTCATATTCTTTTCTTTTTACCCTCTCCCTGTTGCCAAGGAGAGATTATATTTTATATTTCTCTTCAACAATTTCAAAATCTACAATGTCAGCATACATAGCTTCTATAATAAGCATACCAAAGTATTTACCAAAATGTCTAGCTATATCTTCTGTAGCGCAACCTAAGAATCCATTATCAATACTAATAAAAGAATATCGACGATCAGGGTTATAGTTACACAAACCTTTATAATCAATATTAGAATAAACGCCTACATTAAAGATTTCATAGATAGTTCTTTCACTTGTAAATTCACCAATTTTTTCATACTTATCTATTTCTTTTGCACCACGATAACAAGTTGAGCCTTTTATAACAAGTGCAAAGAATGGATAGTGGCTATATTTTTGACCATCTACATTTCTGCTAATGTGCATATCATATCCAGCATTAAGTGCTTTTCTGACAATGTTCAATTTGAACATAGCAGCAGAAGCTCTACTAAGTTCAGCTATGCTATTTACTTTAGAAACAATATCATCATAGTTATAATCAAGCACATCACAAGCTTTCTTAAAGTTTGTAATATCCCTAAAATTGTGTATCAATTCTTCTTTAGTAAAGGCTTGAAGTGCCAAATCTTTAAGAGATTCATCATCACTATTATACCACTCTATAGCTTTTTCAAGAGTGATTGTTACGTTTCTTTTTATCATATATATATTTCTTTTTACCCTCTCCCTTTTACAGGAGAGGGTGGTTAGTTACTCTGTCATAATTTCCCAATCTTCTGCTAAGATATCACACTGAGTTGGAGTATAGAATCCAACATCGCCATCTTTGCAGCGAATAGCAATGTATTCCTTATATGGGACTTTTCCATTTTTATTAGCAATAGACTTTGCTATATCTGTCATAGCTGGATAGCTTGCCGATGGAACATAATAAAGAAATTTATCTCCACTCCAACATTCACGTCTTACTTTCTTGCCATTTTTAATGGCTTCAATCATTTCTTGTATTTTCATATATTTATATATTACTCTGTTACTTCCTCATAAGTCTTATCAAAAATATCAGGCTTACAAGGATAGAACTCTCCGTTTACACCTTTGATGATGTAATCACCAATATTAGCTTTCATATCACCTTCTAATGTGTGAATTATAAGAGTAGTTCCTTTGTTCTCAACGGTTCCACCCATAAAATCGTCAATCTCTGACAAATTCTTACCATTCCATTGAATTGCTTCAATAATAACTGGTTTCTTTTTGTATTTCTTAATCATATTACTATCTATTATATCCTTTGCAGGATGGTTAGTTACTAAAGCTCATCAAACTCTTTCTGAATGCTATTTAAAGCCTTTTTTATAGCATTCTTTATGTCGGCAGATTCTTTTGGCGCATACTTGTTTATATCTATTAGAGCACTCCCCAGTCTGTTTTCATTAGCACTCATGCCATTACAATATCTACCGATAACTTCTTTATAAGCATTAATAAAGTTGCTTAATTCGTTAGCTCTAGATAATCTTTCTTCTGTCATATCTTTATATTTTATGCCCGAAGGCGTTAAACATTACTTTCGTACTTTTCACATCCCATATCATCTCCAAATCCTAAAGATATATGACCTTTGAGTTTACAGTCCATATTTCCTGTGCTATAGTAATAATGTTCTAGATACTTGCATCCAAAACAACCTAAACTACTTCTACATGCCATACCTACACCTCCATTTCTGAGTTAAGTCCTAGACCAAATAAAAGGTGCTGGAGTTGATGCACGGCAGTTATGCTTTTATCGTGGTCTCCCCAATGGAAATACACTTCATTATTTGAACGTATGTTCAAAGTTGGGTAGCTTTTTCGTCTAAAGCAATAATCTCTGCTATAAGGACGCTTGAACTTCTTCCATCCATTCTTTTTAAGAAACTCAGGAGTAATATGAACTCCTGATAATTCTGCTTGGTTTACTGGATGCCTTACATAAGATAATTCATAATTATTTAGTCCTAGTGTGTCTATAATTGTATGTATTTTATTTTTATACATAACAATATCGTCAACTATATATTTATGTGCCATACGTTTCACTTTTTACGATGATTATACTTTTTGATAGCATCCTTCTTAGAGGCTGCCATGATTTTAATTCCCTTGATATTGAACTTATGATGAGACTTTGGCTGACACTTCTGCTTATCGGATGGAATACTGCCTTTCGGAATAGCTAATGGTGTATTTCCAAAACACGCAGCGAAGTCACCCATTAGATAGTCCAATTCAGATTGCATACCAATCATTGATAACAATCCACTCATACGCTTTACTTTTTATTATCATTATACTCATCCTTGTCTTCATCATAAGGACATTTAAATATCAAAGGACAAATTCCACAAGGTGTTATCTGTCTTTCCTTACATCTACTTCTTGATTCGTAGCTCATACGCTTTACTCCTTAACTTCTTTAAAGATTACATTCTTTTTGTCTGAACGATATTTAGGAAGACACTTCAATCCAAGTGGAGCTGCGCCACAATAGCCAGCCACTCCTTTAAAGAAGCATCCTTCACAAGTGTTATGTTCAACAGCTTCAAGAATAATAGTTACTCTTTCTCCAACTTTAAGCTCTTTCATTGCTCACCTCCTTCCTTTGGAAGCAAATCATCAACATAGAACCACTTAACAACCTTAAAACATCTAACGATGGTAGCCCAGTCATTTTTGCCAATATATTCCGTTTCAAAACTATTGCCAGCAGTTTTAAATAGGACAAAATGATTTTTCTCGGGTTCTTCGCTAGAAGGATGCCACAAATCTTTCAATAGCTCATTGATAGCCCACTTAGCACCAAGTCTAAACCCCTCTGCTATAAACGGAGCATCCTGTGAAGCAGGATATCTATTGTTGCAATAATATCTTGCTGCTTCTTCTATTTTCTTATCGTCTATCATATAAATTGTCTATTATTGTTATTTTAAGATTTGGACGTTCTCGTTTGAACGCCCAGTTATCATCTTCCAATGTGCGCAAGAATGATAACTGTTCTTCTGTTACCCACTTGCAGACTATGTTGTCACGTACAGCACCTTGTATTCTTATCTCAATCTTTACCATTTCTTCTTACTTTTCTGAATGTGTCTGTAACTATCATCAAAGAATTATCATCTTCGTTATAGATAAGGTCATTTGTGATATATCCTAAGTCATCAACAACATCTATATTACCAAACTGCTTCTTACGAGCTTCAAGAAGCTTTATAAGTTCTGATATTTTCATCCCTCACCTCCTTTCCACTCATCAGTCGTTCCTAGTAGATGTGATGTCTCTTCGTTGTAAGGAAGACAATATCCAAACCAAGCGTCTCCTGTACATATATATCCGTTATGTACTTTATAACTAAAGAAATCTATAGACCATCTATCTGCTTCGCTACATCTTACTACAACCTTATCAAATGGTTTCAGCTCATCAAACTTTGGCTTCAAATTCACAACTTTTTTCTTTTCACTATCCCAATTCTTTCCTTTATTTGCGAGAGCTGAGAAGAACTGTTTTTTCTCTTCTTCCGTGGCAAGGCGAAGTTCTGTTATTTCATCTTTACGTATTATGTATTTACCACTAATATTTAAAATCTGATTTGTGATGTCTAGTGAAGCGTGGTCGCATAAGTCACCATTCTTTTTAGAGTACTCAAAGATTTCAATAAAAGCACTGTCATTACATTTCACGAACAAAACATCTCCATCCTTGAACTCTGGCTTTTCTATTTCAAAAGTATCAATAGTTTCATCTTTTGATACTAAAGTATATTTTTCGGTTTCATAACTAAATGAATCTTCTAAAATATTAAACTTACCAAAGAACCTTGTGTAATCATCATTTGCCCATCTATCAAATAATAGTTTAAAACCTGAACTATTTACCAGCACATCGCCCTTCTTCCAAGAGAACTTCTCCCAATCACGCATTTCCTTAGATGGGAAGATGATGCATTCTCCACCATCATACATTTTCCCATTTGGCTTGACCGAATGAGCATTAGTGTCTTCTGAAAAGAAGTATACTTTATCTTTGTGAACACCATTAAAACTAATATAGCCAAAAGTATTACTATATAATTTAAGTCCGACAGGCTTATCCTTTAGGATATCCGCTATATTAATCCTAAAATCCGCAACTATCATCCAATACACGATTAAGGGTAGATTTATGAGTCGTTAGTAGCAGCTTTCAGTAAAAAGCAACAGCACAACATCAATATGTAGCCACCATCCCCTTACCCCACGATGCGACTTGAGGTAATACGCAGATTCAAACCGGAAAGAAAGGATTCTTATCCGAATTCTGTTTTGAAGGGTTTTGCATAAGCTCGGTTCTCTGTGTAGATATTCAGCACGTATTGCCTTGCAGTCATGATCCACTTGGCAGGTACGGAGATGAATCTGAAGACAAAAGCCTTTATGCGACTCGTTTTCTTGAGCCCAAAAGCCTTGGTGTCAAGCCTGCTCATGATGGTCTTGTAGAAATTGTGTATCAATGCAGTAAGCAGAAGAAAGACAGTATTCTCCGCCATGAATGACTTGGGGAGCCTGCTCCAACCGAATCCGTTGTTCATGTCGTCAAAGATACGTTCCTTGCCGCCACGCAGATTGTAGAATTCAACAATGTCCCTTGTCGATGACTTGTAATCGTTGGTCAGAATACAACGGTAAGTGTATTCGCCTTCCCACAGGTCAAGGTCGCCACTGTTGCGTCTTTGTCTCTGGATGACAAGACGATAGCACTTGCCTTCCCATTTCTCAACGAGAATGGAATTGAGTTCGAACTGGATGCCGTTAATCTCCTCCGTCTTCCATCCTCTCAGAGCAAAGATGTCATTGTAGAGCGAACTGCATCGGTTGGCACGGATGTAGAAATGTTTGCAATGCTTCTCTATCTCACTGACGATTTCCTTCGAGCAGGAACCGCAGTCTGCCCTGAAGCGATTTACACGGATGTTCTGGGATTCCAGAAGAGCGAAGAATCTCTTATGGGTGTCTGCCTGATGAAAACGCACATTCGTGTTACCATCGCTGTTCTCGATATAGACTATCTTGTCACCGATAACATATACGCCAGGCCTGTAGCCGAGGAACTTTTTGTAGGTCGGTTTTGCATCATACTTCTCCGTTTCAAGGAACTGATGGTCAAAGTCAACATCGTATTCCTCAATTTCCTTCAACTCGCCTGTAGAAACCAAAGCGTTTATAAGCAATGTGTTGAGTTTGTCTGCAGTATTGAAATCATAGGTCTTGCCTTGGTCGGAAGTATAGGAGATGTTTTCCTGTGTCAGTTCCTTGATGGCTCTGAGGATGGTATCAGAGCTGC